ATGCTTTTCAATTCTAATTAGCAAAGTGTTTATTATTCATTCTAATTTACAATGCTTTTTGTTTCTAATTAGCAAAGTGTTTATTATTCATTCTAATTTACAATGCTTTTTGTTTCTAATTAGCATTTTTATTATTACATATTCTAATTTACAATGCTTTTCAATTCTAATTAGCAAAGTGTTTATTATTCATTCTAATTTTGTTTCATTTAGAACTATAATTAGCAAAATATCTACTTAAAGATAAATCAATATTTATAATTATAGATGGATAAAACAAAAAATGTTATCAAAATCAGTAACAAACGCATTTATGATTATTATAATGCTAACCCTAATATTAATATAGAAACTATGAATCTTATTTTATTGGACTTTATTGAACAACTAGGTAATGACATGACTAAAATACTTTCAACTACTGTATTTGGTGAGATATTGAGTAATGTAAAAGAAATTAAACAACAGGTCAATTCTTTAAATGATACTTTTGCTTTAAAGTTACAAGAACATAATAAATCATTTATTGAAACAACTAAAATGGTTATTGGTATGGCTTCGAATGAAAATACTGATAAAATTATTCAAATGTTAAATAGGAATACCGATTCTTTTATTGATAAAATAACTATAAGTATTCCAAAAACACAAGAAGATACTACTAAAAAGATTCAGGAACATCTTTCCATCTTTCAAAGAACAATTAATGATGATATTAAATCATATTTATCTACTAATGGTTCCGAGTCTTCTTTAAAAGAGTTTATCTCTACTTTAGATTCCAAAATAATGACGATTCAACAGCCAATTTATACGTTCATTAGTTCATCTCAAGAACAACTAAATACACGATTAAATACCATTCGAGAAGATTCTCTCTCTACTAAATCGTCAAATGATAAAATAATGAGTGAACTAAATGATTTTTTATCAAAATATAAAACGTCGTCACAATTTAAAGGTCAATGTTCCGAAAATATGGTCGGCAATATACTTAATAAAATGTTTCCCACTGCAGAAGTAATAAATACAACTGCTTTAAAAGCATCTGGTGATTTTATTATTAAACGACAAGGTAAGTCTACTATTCTTTTGGAAAATAAAAACTATGAAGCAAACGTAAATATTGATGAAATTAAAAAGTTTTTAAGAGATATTAATGAACAGAAAACAAATGGGATTATGATGTCACAATTCTCTGGTATTGTTTCAAAACCAAATGGTTTTATTGAAATACATGATGGGAAAGTTCTTATTTATCTACATAATGTAGATTATTCTCCAGATAAAATTAAAATGGCAATTGATATTATTGATAATCTTTATGAAAAACTCGAAGAAATTTCTAATGTACAAGAAATAGATGGCATTGTTATCAAAAAGGATGTTCTTGATAGAATAAATGATCAATTCCAAACATTTCTTAGTCAAAAAGAAATGGTATTGACTACTATTAAAGAACTTCAGAAAAAACTAACTGTACAAGTTGAAGAAATGAAAATGCCTGATTTATCGCTTTTCTTAAATGATAAATATGCTTCCATTCAAAATCAACAATTCTGTTGTGAAATATGTAATTTGCCTTTCCAAAACAAACGCAGTTTGGGAGCGCACAAGAAAATTCATAAAGGTTCTAAAGGAAGTGATGATGAAGTCTCTACTATTAATGTTAATACAAATTAGAAAATAATAAATAAATATTTTTGGTTTATTTATTATTTAATCAAAACATAGAACTTTTTTTATAATCAGTTCCATATTTTTAATTGGATAAGAAAATTCATCTTGCGGATTATACATAAAGGCATATTCCAAATCTTGTTTCTCGATAGAACTTAATTCTGTTTCAACAAGATTATTCCATGCTGATACTAATGACTTGTTTTCTTGTTCAATGTTGTCACTATTTAACGCATTTTTATATAAAGTAATTGGATCTTGACATGATCCTATATGTATAGTTTCTTCATCATATTGAACATGATTTATAATAAAATACAAAACATATGTATATTTTTTACCTTTTGTCATTTATGAATAATTATAAATTTATATGTTTATATGCTTTTATAATCTCTACTATTCAATACTTTCTTATTTTTTTACTATAAAGTGTCATTCTTCCTATTGTAAAAGACTCCCCTTCATCTTTGGGATGACTAAATCTATCTTTCAATTGTTCCGGAATATATTGTTAAAATTGCTTGTAATGCTATTGATGGTTATTTCCGATAAACCTTTTAAAAAGGTTTCACCAAATTTAGAAACCTTTATTAAATAAATAGTAGAGAACATGGGAAATCTATCCAGTTTAATTATTTTAGATATATAATATAAATGGTTAGAAAAACAATTAAACGGCGTACAAAGCGACACACAAAGCGACACTCGTCTAAGCGCCACACTAAGCGCCACACTAAGCGCTATACTAAGCGACGAATCATTAAAGGCGGTGGATATATGGATGTAGAAGGATATAACGTTATGCGTCCACATAAAGATGATATTATTAAAGCCATTAGAAATATTCCGCGTTATGCAGAGGCATTAAACAATGCACGTGATAATAGCGATGAAGAAATATTTGGTATCATTTATGAAGAATTTGCCGATCAGGCGGCAGAAGAAAGAAATCAAGGTTTACGACAACCAAAACTACATCTTTCATGGGTTAATAAAAATGGTCAACCTAAAAAAACTCGTATACACGTTGGTATGGGTGATTTAAGTTTTGTAGACCCAGACAACTTTCCTCAAATGCATGATATTTATCATAGTCGATAATTATTCTATTAAATTTGAATAAATATAAACACATTTTATCTACACTAGTAGAGAATATGGGAAATCTATCCAGTTTAATATTCAATTCTAAACATATTAATAAACTAGCATTTGGTTATTATAAAAAATCTGAAATAGATGATAAAAATGCCTTTGTTGAAATTTTAATAGATGATTTTTCCAAAGTAGAAGAAATTAAAGAAAAAATATTAACAAATCCTAAAAAACATATTCTCAACAATTCCGCTGGGGACGGAATTGCAGATGATGTTATCGCCGCGTTAACTTACTATTTGAACAACAATCCACCGAATGATAAGATTATTTTATCACAGACGGATTTATTTATATTTAAAAATAGACATAGTTTACCCATTTTATGTATTAAAAATACCAAGGCGGTAGAAAATCGGGAAAAATTATCTACAAATACTAGTAAAAACAAACCTGTATTTTTTATAGCGTCTTGTGATTTATCCAAATTATGGGACAATTCCGCTTGTAGTCGGACCAATTAAAACAATTCCGCTTGTAGTCAACAATTCCGCTTGTAGTCGGGTAGATTATAATATATTTTATATTATATTATAATATAAAATGTCCGATATTGATAACGTAATAAAAAAATGTGTTGACGACATTTGGAAAGATTATGGCAAAAAAGGTTCCGACTCTCTTAGTAAAGATGAAACCAGAAAATTTGTTATGGAGACCCTTACCAGTATGAAAGATGATGAAGGGTTTACCGAGGCAGATTTTGAAGCGTGTTTCAAGGAATTTGACCTAGATGGGTCGGGGACGATTGAAAAAGAGGAAATGGTAACTTTTATTAAGAAAGTTTCTGGTCTTATTTAAAACTATTCAAATACTTTTTATTTATTTTATTTATATAAAATATATGGCAAAAAAAACATTTAGACGCAAGACTGGAAAACGGCGTACTCGGCGTGTACGGCGTACTCGGCGTACACACCGGCGAAGAACTATTAAAGGTGGAGGATACGTTGTTCCAGAGACACTTAACATGCTCTACCCTGATCTACCGAAAATCATAGCCAGCGTTAAAAATATCCCGCGTTACGGCGACGCATTAAATAATGGTGACGGTAGCAATGAAGATACTTTTCGTATCATTTATAATGAATTTAGTCAACATGCACTAGAAAATAGACAACAGCGTCTAAATAGACCTAACTTGACCGTTTCCTGGATCGATGATAATGGTATTGAGAAATCATCCACATTTTATTTACATTTTAGAGATGGTTTGGATATTAGTATGCCGAATAATCCCGGTTCACGTTCCACTATTTATCATATATAAAATTTATCTATGTGGTATTAAATCCAATTTTATAATATAATACTCTACTACTATATAATGAATATTATATTATATTACCTAGATAAATTTACTGCATGGTTGGATTTTTCATGGTTCATCACCAAATCCATCAAAAAAAATAATGCTACTGTAAATATTAATAATGATATTAACGATGATGATCCCCCCAATTATACACCGTTAGTTGGCGACGAAAATAAAAACATAGATTACGATGATCCTTTATTGCGATAATTATTTTACTTTTTTCTTATTTTTGCTTCAACGCAAAAAACATTTCCAGCGTCTTCATAAAGTTCACTCCACCAAAGAAGGCAACTTTTCGTTTGGATTTAATATGGTTAATCGCTACTATGGGCGTAACATTATAATATTTAATTAAATAACACGCTACTAGCGCACACGACCGTTGCATTCCAGCATGACAATGCACCAACACCGGTTGGTTATGAGTTATCGACTGATGTATTTGTTGCAATACATTGGTATTGATCATATAATTTAATAAATTTTTAATTTCACTGGGGTCATCGTTGATAGGTATACGAATACCTTGTCTACTTTTAGGGGAGAAAGGTATATCTTTACTGCAATTTACTATGAGTGCAAATTTATCTGCGTAGAGTTGCGATGCGTTTATATTGCCAATAAAGATATTATTTTCTATTTGATTACAATAATTATTGTCCATTGTATACTAATACTTAATACTTGTTTATATATTATATAAAATAGTGATTTATATAAAATAGTGATTTAATTATATACAAAATGGTTATTTTTCGTTTGTATATCTAAAAAATTGATTTAAATAGTTTTTTTAAATTTTTAACTATATAGATAAAATGACCAGCACCACAAAACAAACCAAGGGTTTAAAACGAAACACCATAGATAAATTTTATACTACAGACAAGGCGGTAGAATTATGTATAACTCTATTTAAACAGGAGGTGAAAGTAGGCGAAAATGACTTTATACTAGAACCCAGTGCTGGCAATGGTTCTTTTATTTCAGCGATCAAGTCATTATCACCCCATTTTAAATTTTACGATTTAGAACCAGAACATGTAGAAATTATTAAACAAGACTATTTGCTCGGTAATTATAGTGAATTTAAAAACACGTTTAAAAATATACATGTCATTGGCAATCCGCCTTTTGGACGACAGTCCTCCTCTGCCATTAAATTTATAAAAAAATCATGTGAATTCTGTGATAGTTTATCTTTTATATTACCTAAAAGTTTTAAAAAGGACAGTTTAAAAAAAACATTTCCTCTCAATTTTCATCTTGTTGTTGAAAATGATTTACCAGATAAATCATTTTTAGTAAATGGTCAAGAATGTAATGTGGATGCCATCTTTCAAATTTGGATTAAAAAAGATTATAACCGTGTTTGCGATGAAAAAGTAGAACCTACTCATTTTATATTTGTTAAAAAAGACAATAATCCTGATATATCCTTTCGTCGTGTAGGAGTAAATGCTGGGAAAATTGATAAAAATACTTGTGATAAAAGTATTCAATCCCATTATTTTATAAAATTTACCAACACTAAAAGTTGTGATGATAATATAAAACTATTATCTGCTATTCATTTCAATCATAACAATACTGTTGGTCCCCGCTCTATTAGCAAACCAGAACTGATACTTCAATTCAACAAGTATATATAAAGTATAGTATAGGATTAATATTTGTTTTTTCTGGTTGATCTACCCCCCTTCTTTGCCTTGGATTTGCCTTTTGTTGCTGCTGGTGCTGGTGCTGGTCCTGCCGCCGTTGCCGTTTTTTTTTTAATTACTCGTGGTGCCGATTCTAATGTAAGTAAGCATGCATTGCCGTATACTTTACAATCTGTGTTTTCTGTAACTAATCTCGGATGTGCGGCTGCAAATTTATCTATATTGGGTATAGTAAATTGTAATCTACCAGCACGTTTTGCTGATTTGTTTGCTCTTTTAGGTGCTAATGTTAAAGCGGCGCCAGAATCTCGCATTAATTTTTGTAGTGCTCTAGCAGTTGGTTTAAAGTCTTGATCGGCTTTAACCATAGCATCTAATTCAGCAACCTTTGCATCCAGCACTTTATCAGGCAACGTTCCTAATAGTTCCTTTTTGCCTTTTGTCATATTAATATGAACAACACTTTTAGGAACTTTTTGTTTTCCAGATTGTTTATATTTAACTACAATCGCTTCAAGTGGCGAGTTTGGTTTTCGTAAACTATGTATAATTCTTCTTGCATCCCCAAACATGACTGTTTTGTTATGTGTTGCTTTTATACTAACATTCATCGCTGGGTTTACTTTATTTAAAAATTTGGGTAAATCGTGAATAGCAGTATGCGATTGGTGTAATGCTGAATGCAAATCTTTTGGTGATACCATGACTGTTATTATTGCATTTTCCCATTTTTTCCCATGTTTCTGAACGCCTTTTGGTGATGGGGTGGAGCCTGAAGTTGATGCTTTGGTCGCCTTTTTGGCAGTTGTTTTTTTGGCAGGCGCTCTTTTAGTGGGCGCTTTTTTAGCAGTCGCTGTTTGTGCAGGTGCTTTTTGTGCAGCCGCTTGTTGTGCAAGTGCTTTTTGTGCAGTCGCTTGTTGCGCAGCCGCTCTTCTAGCAAGCGCTTGTTGTGCAAGCGCTTTTTTAACAAGTGCTTTTTGTGCAAGTTCTTGTTGTGCAGTCGCTTTTTGTGCAAGCGCTTTTTGTACAGTCGCTCTTTTCGGTGGCATAGTATACTATAATAGTAGACTATAATTTATTCTAAATATATCATTTTTTATATTTTTATATTTTTTACAAACAACGCATTTAACTCTTCAATTAAATTGGTGTTTATATCATAAAAATCCAATTCTATACCAACTATCTCTTTATCATCATCCATTAAATAATAGGTGAGTTGGTCACCATCCGTTAATTCGCGACGCATCGTTTCAAATGTAGATGAACTACTATTACTATCTAATGAACAACCGATATTAATATTATTTTCTCTACAAAATTGTAGGACATCATTCAAATCTTTTTTAAAGCATCTTTGTGGTGGAACCACTCCGGCAACATTATTTTGTGTTTAATTATAATTAAAAGTATTCAATTTTATCTAGTTAAAACTTATTCCACTTCACATCGGGTTTGCTCAAAAGCGATTTTTGGTCCAACCTTTTTTTTACACCTTTTAACATTTCAAACGCCAGTTTTTACGGAATAAAAAATAATATTATAATATTGTATATTATATATGATAATATTAGTTGGATTTCCAAAATCAGGAACCTCGTCTTTTCAAAAATTATTTACAGAACTAGGTTATAAATCTTATCATTGGACGAAAAACCATGGATATATTGGAACAATGATGTACAAAAATAAGCAAATGAATAAACCATTATTAAATGATTTTCTTAAAACTGATGTTATTACTCAAATGGATGTGTGTATTGACGAAAATAATACTTATTGGCCGCAAATAACTGATTATGAGCAATTGTATAATGAAAATCCAGACTCTATTTTTATTCTTAATAAACAAGAACCAACAAAATTATTATCTTCGTTTAAAAGATGGAATAACTTACATGAAAGACTAATTAGGTATAATCCAGAATTATTGAATAATATTACAGACGAATCTTTTATTGATTTTGTAATTAAACATTATATAAATATAGAAACTTTTTTTTCAAAATTTCCAAATTCTAAATTTATAAGTTTTAATATTGAAAATGATAAATTAGATAAATTGAATAAATATATTGATTTAAAACAAATAAAAGAATTTCCGCACGAAAACAAAAATTCACGTCTAATATTAAAAACGGCATTTTAAATGTTAAAAGGTGTAAAAGATTGGTGGTTAGTTGTACAGTCCCATCTCATCCACCTCTTTCTGTACATTACTACTTTCATACATTTTTTTCAATTCATCCAAATGGTCCAGATTTATATCACGATATTTTAATAAATATTGTTGTAGCAAACTGGTCGACACTTTTATATTTAATGCGCATACACCATTGTAGAACTCATTTGCCAACTCTTTGTCTTGATTAGTAGTGAATTTATTAAACATCATTATAATTTGCTCCTTGGTAGCATAATCAAATTTCAATATATAATCAATACGTCCGGGACGAATCAATGCCTTATTTAATTGCTCTATATAATTGGTGCTAATAAATCCGATTTTTTTATCGCCCGTGATGCCATCTAGTGCATTCAATACCCCGCTGAAGGTAAGACTACAATGCATTTCTTCACTACTCGTCCTATTTTTATTAAAAATACAATCCATATCCTCCAATACAAAAAATAACTTTTTCTCATCCTCATTGTGTTTGTTATTATTGTCGTGGTCGTCATTCAATGAACGGAATGCGCGCAACAAACTAACATCCGTGGTTTTGGGGGTAAAACTTACAATTGCCAGATTATAACCAAAGAGAGTTGCCAGTGCCGCTATTAAACTGCTTTTTCCGCCCCCTGGAATGCCTTCTAATAAATAAATACGTTTATAAGGTATACCCATATCATTATACCACTTTTCTGTTTTAGGATCTAAAAAGTTGGTTAAATCATTAATTATTCCATCTTTATCTTTTTGCGGCAAATAAATAGAATCCATCATGCGTGGATTCCTTGACCCTAACCGTTGAAAATAGTCCCCGTCCGAACTACTAATAAACAACTTAATTTTATTCTTTTCAGTTTTAATATTATAATAGTGTTTCTTATAATACTCTACACTGGACTTGATAAACGCCTCAAAAATGTGTATTTTATCTGATTCAAACCGTATGGTATAGGATGTGTATTGTGTATATTCATGCTGATGAGAACTTTTTATTATATGTTGTTTCAGTTCTTTATCTGCCTTGATAGAAAACTCTACACCATCGTAGGTAAATTTATAGGGTTCCTCTAAAGCAAATCTATCTAGTAGATAATTAATCGTTAATTCATTATCTATATCAAAAGACACCATCTCCATTGATGTAGGGACATCAAAATCGGCAAACTTTTTATCTACCAATTTCTCATCTTGAGATTTCCCAAAAACATTAAGCAAATTTTGATTTACATTTGACCCTACATAAAATAGGGGTTCTTTAAATATTATTCCAGAATGTTCATTCGAATAATTAAAACGGATGGTGGTTTTTATAGTTGAAGACATTTGTTATGATATAATGTTACGTAGTCATTAAATCCTATTCGTTTATGTATTTTACTTCTTTATCATCACTTCTTTCATGATGTTCTTAAATATTTTTTGATCATTTGTTGCCGCATCGCCACGTCCACCACACGATTCTTGAACCAATTTTAAATAAACGTCACTATAGATTGAATCACTGTCTAGACATTCGGGGTATTTATCACGCCAATCATTTAATTTGGTCATGTTTTTCCGTGTCACGCCTTGAATCGCCTTTTTAACCGTGCTGTTATCCGGTGTTTCACGTTCCCATACATTGTTTTCTTTGACATAAAAAATTTCGCGTCGGGCATCACTACAATGTATGGGGCGTTTATACACATCCAATAATTTCAACTCCTTGATAATCATATTAGATATCCCTGTAGCATATCCTAATTTACCGACGTCTTCCAAATCTTCCAGTTGGACTTCAAAGGAGTTGACAAAGTCGCTCAGGTTAATGGCGTTCTTACACTCTTCATTTAAAAAAACCTGCATATTAAAGGTATTGGTATTCGTGTTGTTACAATTGTTGTTGAGGGAGGGTTGCAGGTTCTTACATACGTCTAGGAACTGTTTTTGCGTCTCGACAATTTGCCGTTGGGCTTCGACACTTTGCTTTTGTAAATCTAAATTACTTTTGGCGATTTCCATTACCATAGATGTAAGGATAGAAATATGATTTTGATCAGTATGTTGCACTACAATCATATTTTCGGTGGGGGTGGTATCTGATGATTGTGATTGAGAACATGTCTTTTTATGGAAATGTAATCCTTGTCTGTAACGATATACCTTGCCACAATCACACAAGTATAAACTGCTCTTTTCTGTGTCATCATTTGTCATCATTTTGTCATTATTTTGGTGTTTACGTGTCAATAAATGTTTTTCGTAATTACGTCGCTTGCTTGTATTGAAGTCACACTTTTCACAATGGAATTTTTCTGCTTGTTTTGGGTCTTTTTCCGTCATTAAATGTCACTATTAAATTAATGACAGAAAATATTCCTAAACCCTTTACGAATTAAAAGCTATATTTTAATAAAAAAGTTATCATCACAAACTTTTTATGAAAAAATGAAAATAAGAGCATTATGCTCTAAAATCACTTTTTTATGTTTTTTCACTTTTTTCTCTTTTCGGTTGGCAATCCATTTTGGGAAATATGACATTTATAAATGTCACTTTTTCTATTTTTCGTGACTCTTGGAAAACTTCATTTTTTTGTAAATTTTTATTATACGTAAACTTATATAATCCATTATACCAACATTTTATGCACTCATTAAATTAAATTTAAATATTATATTATATTATTTTATAAACGAGTATGAAAACAAAAAAACAAAAAACAAAAAAACAAAAAACAAAAAACAAAAATAAACAATATCATAACCTGATAAATAAAAATAAAATTAAAACAAGAAAACATGGGGGCGGTGCATCTACTGTTTGTCCGAAAGTAGGGTTTCACCAACATATTGGCGAATGCTGGAATGACTCACTGATGATGATTTTATGCTATTCAAATAACATATGTGACTCGGTTCAATATTTTTTTAATTATATAACTGATATTAAGATTGATACACCGACCGTACCAATATATATGATAGTAGAAAAGATTATAAATATGTATGATACACCAAAACATAAATCAAAATATTCTTTTTTATGCCCGAATAATATTGATCCCGATAACCCAGAAGAATTTAATATGTTTAGAAACCATGCAATCGATTATATTTCAAATATGTATAATAGATTTATCCTTGATCAACAACGAGGAGACGTCACTCGACCTAAATTAATGTATGACAAGAGTATGGATACTTCTTTAGCATGTGCGGAAGCAAATTTTAATATACTAAATATTAATTTAACTAATAAACAAGAGTATACAAAAGAGTCACACGGTGGTTCTATTAGAAACGATATTATGACACTCAGTTGTATTAACTATTTTATAATAACCTTAATGGAAACTTCATTTTTAAATATATATAACGGACAAGTATACAAACAAGATGATATATATAAAAAGTATAGAGTATACAATGACAAGTGTCTTACAATAAAGGACACAATGCCTATAGAAAAATATAAAGTATATAAAAAATCTGCCCAATATGCTATGTTGGATTCAATTAATGATGTAGACAAGAATAATTTTTCTTTAGATTCTCTGAATAAAGTAGAATCCATACTAAGTCAACCCTTTGATTTAACTTATGCTATATTTTTGGCAATAGGATACTTTCCTGAAAATATAAAAGAAACTGAAGAACATTATATAGGTCACGCCATTTCATTTTTATCTTGTCAAGGTAAAAATTATTATTATAATGATAATGGTGTAGAAGAACAAGATCGTAAAGTATTAAAGGAAATGAATTGGATAACTTATTTTAAAAAAAAAGTTGAATTAATTAAAAATTTTAAAAAAGAAGTAGCTGATATAAATAAAGAAATTGTAGACATTAAATCATTGGGCAAAAATGCTATTCCCGGTAGTCTTGATTCTAAATACATTATAAAATATGATTTATTAAAAAAAGCTTTGTTTTTTAAGGATCCAACCAAATGGTTTTCAGATTCTTTAATTAATAGAATAGAACTCATCAACAAAGATGAATATTCATTTAAAACAATAGTAGAAAATATTTTTTTATATATTACAGATTTTATTTATGAATATAAACTACCGGTTATAATTAATAATATTAAAAAAAAAGTAGCATACATTACGTCCAGATTTAAATGTGATAGTGTAGAGAATGCGAATATTTATAATGACATATTTCATAAATTATACGATACTTTTGTAGATGATGTAGATATAGACCAACAAAAGAAAGTTAGTTATTTTTTCCCGTCAATTGGTAAAATGATTTCTTTAATAGAAAGTATGAAAAAATTTGGTGTTGTTGTTCCAGATAGAATATCACAAATAACTGACGCGGAAATTGCTGCTAACGAAGTCGTTGCTGCTAACGAAGTTGCTGCTGCTAACGAAGTCGTTGCTGCTAACGAAGTCGTTGCTGCTAACGAAGTTGCTGCTGCTAACGAAGTTGCTGCTGCTAACGAAGTTGCTGCTGCTAACGAAGTTGCTGCTGCTAACGAAGTTGCTGCTGCTAACGAAGTTGCT